AAAACTGACCGTTAGTCATTTATTAAAACTGACCGTTAGTCATTTATTAAAAAATGACCGTTAGTCATTTATTAAAACTGACCAACAGTCATTATATTAAATAGTTAAGTTTACTCTTCGTAAATAATATTTAAGCCATATGCAACAGCTGTGTCATGCTCAATTTTACACCCTCTTGCATTCTCCCATCCTTTACAGAAGTACACTGTATGGCACAGAGACATATTATCTAACGACTTAGCAAGGAAGCATAATGGAATCTGAACTACTCCACGTTCTTTTATAGATTTATTACTGTACCATTCACCTGTAAAGAGAGTGTTAACAATTTCATAACCCTTTTCTTCAAGAATTTTGATTGCTTTTTCTCTTGTTTCCTTAATTTCTTTTTCAGTTTTACCTGCCATTGGCTGACTTAACATAGCTTTTTTCATCTTTGCGTCCTTCATTTTTTACTGTATTACGCTACAGTAAACTTCTGTGTATTTCCATTACCTACCGTAACTGTTTGGGTGATACAGTTACCTTACTTTTCTTGAATACTACATTGATTGTTTTTTCTACACCATCTTTAGTCCAAACAACTTGAATCTAACCAGATTTCTGTTTAGTCGACAAACTAAGTAATCCAGCTTCTTACTATTGCAGTTTTAGGTGAAATCCCTTTTAGGCTAAAGGGTTCGCTTGAATCTTATACCATTTCTGCAATTCATCATTAGTTCTGCTATAATGACATACCCAAATATTACCACTAGAGATATCGTTAATTTCCACTCTATTGTTCGGTCTATGTCCAGTAACTTTCAATCTATAGTAGTCGCCTATATCACTTGGCAATCCAGCCACATTATTATCATTCTTATTTAAGTCAATGATAAGTTCATGGTAAATAGGCACTTTACTAGCAATTGCTTTTACACTACTATTGACAACACCATCTGCAATACCCATGCTTACATAGTCAGTCGTTGTAGGTGTAATATTAACCCAGTCTGTTCTATGCATTTTTGTGTCGCTATCTTTGATATACAGGCATCTGTAAGTAAATGTTGTTTTATTCGGATAGAATTCACATATCATTTGCGTTGAGCTAGTAGGGAATATTTTCATGTTACCACTCTTACTGAATGACCATGTAGGCAGGTCTTTAGATACATTCATTAAAGTACCAACATTAAACGTTGCGGACGCTTTCCAGTTAAGTACTGTTAAAATATCATCTAAATGCGCATTAATGCCATAGTTACTGAATCCCATTTCACTTAATGAGGTGTAGTAAGCACCAACTTTATTAGCGATATTTAGCATCATAGCCATGCTAGGAATAGCGAAACGTTCATCTGTGTAGCTGTCTTTCAAGTTATATTCACTTAAGTACTGGTGGCGATTCCATACATCTCTTAAACTAGCATAGTAACGTAACATCCATATAAACACAGCTTTGTTACTTGTGTAAATATCGTTCCACTGGTTATCTGGCACAGGACTTCTCACGATATCGCTGTTTTCATCATCCCACCAGTCACCGCGTTTTTTCACGTGTTTCCAACCTACCTCATTAGTGTAACTTAAAGTGTAATTTCCCGCATAGTTGATACCCGCCCATGCACTGAATCCGATTGGTGTACTCTGATTACCTACTTGTGGTGAATACGGTACTTGCATCAGTTCACATAACTTAACTCCACAGTCAAAGTTACGGTTGTTCTGTAACCCTTTCAATCTGTAGTTCCAAATGTTAGTCGGACCTTTTTGGTGATAATTCATAAATGTGAAGTAATAATTTCCGTTACTTCTCTCATACTGTGAGATATAAGCTCTATAGGAAGCATTTTCATCAACATACGCTCTAATACCCTGTGCGCCATATACATATGCATCAGCATGCCCATAGTTTACTCCCTTTAACGCTGCATCAACTGTAGGTTTCATGGCATCTGTCCACCAGTTATAATGCAAATCAATTCCGTTCGCATTCGCTTTCCAAGCGTGTAAGTCTTTCTCTCTGAATACATACGCTTCATAGCTAACACTTGGGTCACCACCAAGAGAGCGGATATAATCTTCAAGGTCTGTTCTACTCTCAACATCCCATGTTGAACCGTTAGGCTCGTCTTTTGCATGGTTTCTAATGTAGTCCGTTGTCAATTCCTCAATTTTTGTCTTGATTGCTTCGGGAATATCGTTGAAGTAGCTGTATCCTTGTAACCCAAGCATCCAAGCATCAGGGTTCGCCATTGGAATTACGTGGATGCAAGTGTCATTGTCAAGAATCTCACTCCACATATCAACTCCACCATAGACAGCATTTTTCGCTAATACTTCCATCTGTGCGATTGCAATACTAGCACTACAATCTGTACCATGGAAACCATTGAATACAAACATATGTCTTGTTGCTGTTTCTGTTCCGTATTCCATAGCAATCAAAGGTAAACCAAGAACAGACGTACCGATAATCTTTTTGCGTACCTTTGGATAGTTGAGCATCAGTGTGTCGATATCTTCCACCATCATGTCATAGGTGTAGTTTCTGATTAATTTTCTTGGAATTACTGCATCAGCTAATTTACTTCCATTAGTGATGTTGAATGTGTTGTTGTAATAACGCTCTGTCTTTAAATCGTTGAACATTTGATACAGTTTCATGATTTGTTCTTCATAACTTAAAGAATCATCGTATGTGATAGGTAACACTGGATTACCAACACCACACCCGTTTCTGTCAAAATTATACATGTGCGTTCTCCTTTACCATAATAGCATAAATAAATCTTCCATTTCGTTTAAAAGCATCTTGTCAATGTTTGTGAATGTTTCACGGTAATGCTGTAACATTGTTCCATTGTCAAATACTCCACGATTACCTTGTACGGTTTCAAAATATTCGTTCAAGTTTGTTGCTTCATGGTTGATTGTATTTGTTGAATTGTTTACGTTTGTGTTCTCTGCTGTGTTTGTGTAACTTCCGTTTGTTTCGTCAATCGTTGCGTTTGTAAGGTAAGTGTCATTTTCAAGACTTGCGATACTGCCCTGTGGAGTATCAGAAAATTTGCTTTTTGTCTTACTAGCGTTGCTGTTTGTCTGTTTTCCGTTGTCTGTTGTTGTGCTGTTCGCTGTACTGTCGTTTTTACTTTTGTTTGTATCGTTTATGTTTCCTTTTCTAGTAAAATCCGTATCCCATAACGGATTAAACTTTATCAAATCACTTGCGTACCATTTATTGTAGTATGGCATAATCGTGTTCATTTTATCAGCAAGCTTTAACTTCCATAACCCAACTGTTTCGAACCCTATTTCCCTTGTGTAGAAATGTCTCAAAATCTTGATTTCAAGTACGCTTCTATACTTTTCATCAAAGATAGGGTAATCAAAGTCGAATATCTTTTTGTGGACAGCTTTCAATATCTTTTCAATATCGTTGTAGCCTGTACTGTGTTCCAGTCGGTAAAGAGATTCGCAGATAAAGCGTACCTCTGTTGTATAACTACTCATCTGCTTCACCCCTTTCACGTGAAACATTTAACCCGTCTAAACTTGTGTCAAGTTCTTCCCTATAGTCTACGCTGATATTAGTACCGAACATTTTGTTGATTTTCTCAACAGCTGTTTGACGCTCATGTAAACGACTAAACTTACTTGCAATACTACCACCTTGTGAACGGTTCACCTCGTCACTCACAAGTCGTTCACGTTTCGTAATGTTTACGTTTGAAATGCCAAGATAGGTCAGTGCTTCGTTCCATATGTTCGTTTTTAACTCGTAAAGCTGTGACGCTACAAACGGTGCATCTGTTCTAATAGCTGTGATGTTATCTGTATTTAACTGGTCACTTCCAAAGATAAAAGGCATTCCACCGTCATATTGTTGATATAAGTTTACCATGGATAAACGCTCATTTTCACCCGACTTGATAAGAACTGGTGTTTTCTGTGCATTGATGTTTACGTCAATCGTTCTGTCGATATTAGCCAAACGTAGTGCGAACATTTTACAAGCTTCCACGCTGTTTGTGTGTAACATATTGTTATGAATAATCACGCTGTTTGTGTCGTTCAAGTCTTTTAAGTATCCGTTTACTGCGTATGCTTTTGTCTTGATTGGTTCACGATATACGTTTAATCTTCCGTCAAGAGTCGCTTGCAAAAATAAGTTTCCAAGCACATCGTCATTGAAGTAAACTCCTGCGCCATCCTCAAACAATGTTAGTTCCAAGAATCTAGCGTCAACCGTGTTGGGCAAATTCTTCCATTCGATACAAGAAATAGCGATTTCTTTTAATCGGTTATAGTAGTATTGCCACGATACACAGTTTTGCAACATACTTGTAAAAAACTGGTTTTTATACTTGTTTCTTCTGTTTCTTCCCATGCTGTTATCACCTCTTTACGTTGGGCTGTTGTCATATGAATAGTTGCCAATTTCTTCCCCGTTCTCCCAAAATGTGATTCCACTGTCAAATATTTTACAGATAACTTGCATATCAGGAGCAGGAACACTACCACGTGCCACGCATCCGCTTGTCTGAATGTAATTCCAGTGGGGTCTTAAACCTTTACCGCTACATACGTTTGGCTGTTTTACTCTGTTACAAGCGTAGCCGAACATGGTAAAGAATGTATCAATGCTTCGTGCGTACTCATAAGGAATACACATTCTGCGATAGAACAGTTTGTTTTCTCCCTGTGCTACGAGCAAGTTACTGTTTCCAAGTGTTCCACGGAATAAGTCGGCTTGGATACTTGCACCATATTCGTTAAGTGTTTGGTTCACGTATTCATTTGCTGGTTGCATGATTGCATTTACAGCTTCGCCAACTACTCCACCCATATTACCACTTAACGCACCCATAGTCATCCCTGCTACTGCTCCAACTGTTGAGTTTGTAACGGTTTGTGCCATTTTAACCTTATTAATGTAGGTGTTTTGTGCAAGCCATACTTTGTACGCATCATTGTTCCAACTACACATTGGAAAGTCCATCATGTTTAACGATTCCATTCGGTATGCCGTTTCTCCACTACCCTTGTAGTGCGTTGGATATACGCACGCTTTTACTGGTGTATTCTTTGTGCCCTCAATTCTGAATCTTGGTGTTAAATTCTCGAAGAATTCATAACGTAACACAAGGCTGTTATCTACACCATTGTCAAACTGAAAATAGTTATATGGGTAAGTGTACATTTTCATGTTTTTTGGCATATAGCCATTCAAAGATGTTGTAGCTGGGTTCACAGGAGAAATCTCTGTGCCATCTGAATCGTAGGAAGAACCAGTCTTTGTATTTTTGATTTTACCGTCATCATCTTTTGTACCTATAAACATCGTTGGGCACATCCACATAGCTACAATACTGTCGGGGCTTTGTACGTATTTAAGGTTGAGTGCAAATAGTTTTTCTCTTTCCAGTTCCGATGTAACATCGAAAGCATAATAGGTACAACCTGAGTATACTCCCTCGAACAAACCACCAATGTTCTGTTCTTCATTGTCGCAAATAGCAACTACTACAGAAAGATTTTTCAACAGGTTAATACTTCCACCTGTGCTACCCTCTACGTACTCCCCTAACTTCACTGGTTCGGGGAGAATGTTATCACCGATTGCATCTGTCGCACTGTGTTCACGAACAACCATACTGTCTCGGATGGTAAAGTCGAACCACCATGTCTGCATAACGTCTAGTACGAATGTAATGTAACAGGCGTTGTCGTTGAGGTATTCAACACCAGTGATGAAAGCATAGAACCACTTTGAACCGTGGGAAGTGTTGCGAAACATCATGTAGTTGCAGTCGTAACAATCGTCTGCGGATAACTGGACTTTGGCATAACCACGTTGCACACGCTGATAGGTTTGACGTGATAGTTGATGTTTTGTCTTGTTCGCAAAGTAGGTGCTTTGTGTGACTGCATCTGTGAAGCGAATGGTGTGGTTGTAGGTTGGGTCTAGGGGCACTCCTGTTAAGAGTCGGATATCTGTTTTTGGTTCTATCAATGTATAGCCTCTCTTTCCTAGTTAATTAATAGCCATAAATACTATTATCCCAGTCAATAGGTTTTAGCTCTTCTAAAGTGCTAATAAGTATTGGAGATATCCGTTCTTTATAAAACGCCTCTAATGGGTGGGTCAAATCATTCTCCTCCCAATAAACTTTTTTGAGATTCATATTACTTTGTGACTTTGCTCTAAAATCTGCCACATTAAATCCCCAAAGACTAGATAACGTACGAATAGCGTTTGCCTTTTCTTCAAGTTTTGGTGTAGTATTTGGTACAAAAAACGGCGTGCATGGTACAATAATAATATTGTGAGGTTTTTCAATTTTGTTAACACCACTATAATCAATGTCCGTGTAATAACCAGTATCTAATGAAAGATATTTATAATATAGTTTACTAACAATTACATTAAATGCACCTGCAAATGTATTTGTTTCATGATTTTCAAGAGTCAAATCACCAATAGCAATATCACCATCATTCTGACCACCAAGAATTGTAATAAAATTAGCATCTGAGTTTAAAGAGTTAATTCTTGAATCCATCCACATAGAATCTCCGCTTTCATTTGCATCACCCGACATTTTTGTACCGCCGATTCCATGATTATAAAATTCTGTTAAACCAAAATATCTTCTAACCCAAATTTGAAAAAAGTTTTGTTCGGTTAAACTATCACCAAGGCTATCACCTATTTTATTCTCCCACCAGTTTACAATACTATTTTGTGGTTTCCTTTCAAAAGTTTTATAATGATTTCCGTCTGTTGCTTTGAAAACATTTATATATCTTATTTTTTGGGTATCTGCTACGTTTGTCCATATTTCCGTTGTGGTGAATTTAATGCAATTTACTTTTGATAACATTGGTGAACTAAAATTTTGTGATGCAAGAATGTTTTCAACAGCCCATGAAATATCATTGCCATTTTTAGTGCCAAGTGACATTGTAATGTTTGTGCCATACTGCAACGCACTATTTTTTTCAAGTTGCATTTCCCATTTGTACTCTATGTTATCTTCAAGTGAATAATTATTAATGTCAATAATGGTAACAAAATTACCATTTCTAAAAGATGCATATGTTTCGCCAATGTATTTATCTAAATTAACCTTTGAATTTCCAACTGAAATAATACTTTTTGTGGCTTCTATCTGATTACTTATATCACCAGTATTCTTTTTAATACTATTTCTGTTCTCTACCACATCAGCTTGCAACGCAGAAATCTCAGGGTCAAGTGCATCAATTTTTTCTAGAATTTCTTTATAATTCAACAGCTCACCTGCTCTTGCACCTTTTCGGATATTCTCACCGACTGTGTCAAACACTTTACCATTTGAATCCACATTGTCTGCGTAAACTTGTCTTGCCATGTTAATTTCTCCTTTCATAGTAAGAATGTTTCACGTGAAACATATTTCAGAATCACGTGAAACTTGTTGACTAGTTAAGATTCTTATCTTTTGGCTGTGTAGATTTGCTGTTACTTCTGTTAAAGGTAATTGTATCACCTACGTTAGACGTTGTTGTAAGTGCTGTATCTGTCGTATACTTGTAACCACCGTAAATCATCTCAAGTGTAGTCGTAGTCTTTCCTGCTGGGAAGATTACTGCACCGTACTTTTGAATTGCGATTCCATTGGTTACAGCATCCTGTGTCTGTACAAACTGGTAAGAACCGTTCGCAAGAGATACCTTATCATCCTGTACTTCAAGCGTAAACACTGTTACTTCTTCTGCAGTATCTTTTCCGCTTACTTTAACTGTCACTGTTTCAGGCTGTTCAATACTTACCTCGTCTGTTACAAATGTAATCATGTTAGAGAACGGAGAAACTGCCACTGTCTTCCATGTGTTGTAGAAATAGTTCCAGTACATACCACTTGCACAATACTGATCTGTCATTTTTGACAGGTTGTCGTATACTTGGAAGTAATTCTCGTCTACAAGAACTGCTTTTACATTTCTCATAGCATTGAGTTCTTCCGCTGTTACCTCTTCGATAGAATCACAATTTGCCCGAATGATATCAAATCTTTCGTTGTCAAAAGTTGTCCAGTCATCAATCAAGTGAAGTCTACCCATAAAGTCCGCTTTTTCCATGTGGAAAGCACTTGCAAGAACGTTTACATCAAATTTCGCATTGTATTCAGCATCCATGAAGATTGCCTGTCTTGTCTTTGGTGTTGTTGTTCGTACGCCTGCTTTATTATATTTCTTAGACATGAATGTAATCTTATTAGAAATACCACGGAACATACTTGCATCATTTGACATATTTGTACCATTACCGATTGAAATAGGCGCTGTTTTACCGTGCGAAATAGCTTTAATCAGTAGATACTTGAAAAGTAAGAATTCATCATACTCTACCGCTGTGTAGATACCGTCAACCAGTTTTGCAATGAATGAAGTTACACCATCAATGGATGTGAATGCCATGCTAAGGTCTTCGTCTTGAATTGTAAGAGGGTACTGCGTTCTCCAGTTCATAACGTAGAAAGCACTTCTAACGTCTGGAAGATTTCTCTTGAACTCTCTTGCTTCGCCTTTTTCTGCGTCATACTCAACAACATTTGCAATACCGATAAAGATATCTTCGATTGTTTCACCTGTTTCAAGATATCCCTTTTTAAGATGTGCGTATGGGTTATTGAATGTTGCACTTTCAATCACTACTTTTGCGATTCTGTTCATAAGTGCATTCAGGAACTGATTCTGTAGTGAACCATTTCCTACAATGATTTCCCCTACTTTAGGAATCATTTTAGCGTCAGTAATTACTGGCACGTTCTGCTGATACTCATAGGATGCGTTCTCTCTGATTGTGTTAATGATTTTCAGAGAGCTTGCATCAAGTGTAGTTAGTTTCACTCTGTGAGCCATTAGTTTACATCTCCTTTACTTAAATAATTCGTCAAAATTTTCTGCTACAATTTCCTTGTCTTTTTCTTCTTCCTCTTCTTCATCTTTTGGTTTATGTTCATTTCCTGCGCTATCACCTGCGGAAAAGAATCTATCTTTATATTTCTGTCTCCACATTTTGTCATTATCTTCATACTTTGTTTTCCAGTCTTCACCGTCTGTTTCTGATAATGAGTTGATTGTGTCTGTTGCATCCTCAATAAATTTTAAGGTATCATCATCTGTACTGTCTTTTGTTCTTTCCTTAATCATGTTAAGAAAATCTTCTTTTGATAAAACTGCCATTTCAATATCTCCTGTTAATTCCGCCACCGATAATAGCGAACCACATAGGGAATTTTGATTTTGGTTTGTACGGTGTGCCACCGCCACCACCGCCACCTACGCTATAAAATCGGTATAATAAAACTGCGTTGTTAAGTATTTCTGCTTCGGTTAAGTATCTGTCTTCTGCCACCCATCTATTGATTGAAGTATCATTTCCGTGTGCCTGAATGTAATGGTAACATTTGTTCGCATTCTGTATACGCTCTTCAAGAGCCGGAACGCCCGGACGCTCCCAACATGACATAAACGCTTCGGTTAGACCTGCGATATCTGTGCTACTTGAATGTAAGAACTCGTCAAGTGATGAGATACCATGGCTTGTACCAATCCAGTCATTTTCCTCAATCAAGTATTGCATCTGTCCGTTTGGGTCTGTACTTGATAAGCCTTGTGAACTAAGATATTCTAACAGTGCTGTCTTTCTTCCACCTGTCCACTGGAATAATCCAAAACCGCCGCCGCCCCTTTCGTTAAGAGCTGGGTTGATATTGGACTCTCGCCAAGCGTTACCACATAACGCAGAAATTACATAGATACTTGCTCCGATTCCAGTAGCACCACCCTCACCGTATCTTAATAAGATAGGGAAACTATTCGCTGTTGATTCACTGTTATTTATGCTTACTTGGTCAGCAAGTGGGATACCGTTGGTGTGCGCTCCCATTGTGATGCCTTTTCCAACTTCACCACTTTGATAACATACTTCAGTGTGTCCACTTCTTACTAAAATGTCAAACGGTTTCCATTCAATATCTTTACTGTCATACTGCGTAAAACCTAAACCTTTCAGTATGCTTACCATATTTCCAGTGTAGAATCCACTAATATTAAGTGGAAATCCTGCTTCGATTACTGCGTAACCCACAAACGTGGAACAATCATAATATGTGATACCATTTACCGTCTTTTGATAGCGGTACTGTTGGGAGTATCCCACGTTTGGAGCGTTGCAAGTGTTAATTGCCCATTGATAACCCTTGTTGAGATTTATAGCCATTACGGTTTAATCAATTTTCCTTTTTTACCAAGTGAAACCAGTTTATCGTTCTGTGGTGCTGAACCTTTATAGTTCGCTACACCGTTCTTACCTGCAATACGTTTACGATATGCAAAACTGGAATTTACATTGATTGATTTCAGACAATCTACAATTGAACAACTACTTGAATTGAATACTGGGAAATATGTTTCACGTGAAACATTTGTATTATGTTTCACTGGTGTTGTGCTTACATTTGTTTTACAACCAAGTGCGGACGCGATAGCCATAGCACATTTTGTTGCATTCCAGTGTTTCGCATCGTCTTTATCATCTACGAAACAACACTCAATCAGAATGGCTTTTGCCCTTGTCTTTCTAAGAACATATAAGTCTTTTCTGTATTTCACAGGAGAACCGTGAAAACCAATACCAAGAGTGTTGGAGATATTCTCTGCAATTTTGTATGCTACGCCATAGATTCTATCGTCATACCCATAGACTTCTACGCCACCGCATTTCCCATCCCCATTGCTGTCATTTCTACCGCTATTCAAGTGAATTGAAATATCTAAGTCAACTGTATGAGCGTTGCACTTAGAAACAATGGCTGATAAATTTGCACTCTGTGTAGTGCTATAATCATCTGTACAATCATAAACAGTATGCCCGTTTGCTCTTAACAACTCGATTAGTTTATTTTTAACTGCTCTATCTTCGTTTACTTCATCCAATAGACCACTATCACCACGACATTTCAAAGAGTGTCCGCCGTGTACGTTATACGTTGTCATCCTTATCACCATCCAGTTTATCGCATAACTTCTGTAGAATAAGTGTGTTGTTGTTTAATGCTTCTGTCACGCTATTCATTTCTTCTTTATGTGCGTCTTTTTCTTTAATCATGTACCAAAACATAGCTCCACACATCACAATAGGGAAACCAAGCGTTGAAATTGCTGTTGTTACTGCGTTCATATCCATAGCTTTATTCACATCCTTTCTTATTTAATTATATCATCATAATGCCTATTTGTCAACAGATTGTATAATTATAGACACGGTGTCTATTAAAATATGCACTGTATAATAATTGACAGATTGTATACTTTGTGCTATAATATAAAAGAGGTGATAAAATGAGTTATTATGACGGGACAAAACTATTAAGTCTGTTAGACCTAAACAATAAAAGACCTGAGATTTACATGGTAACTAGTAACCGTACAGGTGGTAAGACCACTTATTTTGGTAAACTGGTAGTAAATAAATTTCTGTCAAAAGGTGAAAAGTTTGGTCTACTTTATAGATATGACTACGAGCTTAGTGGTGTAGCTGATAAATTTTTTAAAGACATCAAAGAATTATTCTTTCACGCGTATGAAATGACAAGTAAACCGATGATGCATGGAAAGTTTCATGAATTATTTTTGAATAACGTTTCCTGTGGGTATGCTATGGCACTTAACAATGCAGATGCCGTTAAGAAGAATTCCCATATGTTCAGTGATATTAGCTGTCTTATTTTTGATGAATTTCAGAGTGAAACAAACCGTTACTGCTCCGATGAAGTAAAGAAGTTTATTTCTATTCACACCTCTATCGCACGTGGACAGGGAAAACAAGTACGCTATGTGCCTGTGTATATGATGGCAAACCCTGTTTCACTGATTAACCCATATTATGTAGCAATGAAGATTTCAAACAGACTTAAATCTGATACGAAATTTTTAAGGGGTAACGGATTCGTACTAGAACAGGGGTACAATGAAAGTGCAAGTAAAGCGCAGACAGAAAGTGGCTTCAATCGTGCGTTTATCAGTGATGATTATGTAGCTTATTCTGCACAAGCTACTTACTTGAATGATAGCAATGCATTTATCGAAAAGCCTGTCGGAGAATGTACTTATGTTGCGACACTTAGGTATCTTGGCAGGGATTACGCTATCAAAGAGTATATGGACTTAGGTATTATCTACTGTGATGATAGAGCTGATAAGACGTACCCTTATAGAATCAGTATTACTACAGATGATCACAATGTCAACTATGTAATGCTCAAGAGCAATGACTTGTTCTTGTCTAATATGAGATACTTCTTTGAACGTGGTTGTTTCCGCTTTAAAGACTTACAGTGTAAGGAAGCCGTATTACAAGCTCTTAGTTATTAATGGTATCATCTACTGTCAGAAAGCGAAAAACATAGAGACAGAACGCACAGGTGGAAGAGACTGCTGTTCCTATGGTCGGGGTTGCTCCCTTGCCTTAACAGGCTTTAGACCGTTTTCACCAGTAGTTCATGATATAAGAAAAGGTACTTTGCTTATGCATTGTACCTTTTTATTTTTTATTTGTCTAGCTTTAATTCTACTTCTTTATTCAATTCTTTTTCTTTCTTAAATTTGCTATGCTTCTTCGCATCACGAGGTATATGTGGATAGGTTGGCAAATAGCACTTGTATGCATAAAAGTCACAACCCTCACAACCGTGGATATAATTAGACGCACAAATGTCAATTAATTCTTTTACTGTTGTTTTCATAATTCAACCTCCTCGTTTGTATATAATACTTTTGCTAGTTCGGGCGAACTACCACATAGCCGATAATAACTCTCTAATTCAAACGGATAATACCCGTCAATTTTAGCCAAACATTCCCCGTCTTTAGCATATTTACAGTTGCATCCAGTACAACATGCGTCAATATCAATGCAATTTCTTATAACATCTTGCAATCTGACTTTCATACTTATTACCTCATTTCATAACTTGTCTCTACCAATAACACCCCACCCCTCATTCTTTTAGGGCGTAACTTGTCAGGCACTTTCAATCCTATTTTAAAATCTGATAAATCACGTTTAATAGGTGTATCGTCTTTAAACAAGAACTGTTTTTCCTCTTCTGTCCATTCTTTGTGTGTACCTGTTCTAGGGTCTGTATAGCCTTTTATATCTGCATTTCCTTGCATGGATAACACAAACAGATTCTTGCACTTGTTTGGCATCCCTGCGCATTTTACATCATAAAACGGTTCTTCTATTGGCTCTCTGTTTTCATGTGTTACGTGTTCGATATACGTTTTCTGCCTTGTGAATGTAGCAATATCCCAACACGACTCCAATGACCATGAGTTGAATTCTGTCGGGTGTTCTCTTATTCCTACTATTTCATCGGGTAGTAAATCACAATGGATAGAGTCAGTATCTGCATAAATAAAACCACGCTCATTTACACCATGATAATTCTTTTGGGCAGCTCGAATCGTAAATTCTCTTGCGTATGATGTAATTGCAGAACCACAAGGAATGTAGCCTGCTTTCTTGTTGTTCTCTTCCTGCCTTATAAAACCTAGTGATTCATCATCTTTCACGTATGCAATCTTAAATGAACTATCTTTAGATGAGGCTTGCTTTCCATAAAGATTATTCAGAAATAGCTTTGCAAGAGTACGTTGTGCACCCTTGCTTTTCTTCTTAATCTCTGCGTACTTGTTTATATATTCATCATAGATGCCTTTCATTGCATAGAACCATACACCGTCTATAATCTCAAAATCATATAAGTCATAGTGTTCTAGCATCAAATAATAATCGGTACAAGTTACCACCATTTCTACTATCGCTTCATGTCTGTTGTTTCCGCTGTCGTAATAGTATGGAAAATATTTATCGTACTTCTTACTGTATACGTCACTTGTTTCTAGCATTTCTGTACCACGATATAGCGGAGAGCCTTTTATCTGTATGAACGGCAAGTAACCTTGTTTCACGTGAAACCTTGTTCTAATACGTAAGAAAAAATATCTTGGGTCACCCTGTGGATCTTTCTTCAATGCCTGATCGTGAATAAAATTACCACTCCAATAGTGTGGTTTACCTACTGGGTAGAAATTACCGCTATCAGAATGCATCATAGATGGATATAGACTATTAACATCTGCTGTTGTACCATAATGGTAAATCTTAGTTTCTTTACCACTTACAAGGTAACACCATCCACCACGATAGGACTTGCGTATATAATCACCAAAGGTAGGGTATTTTGTTATTCCTGTTTCTATCTTATAAATATCTGGGAATAACTGTGCGTAATCTGTCTTGTCATAACCTTTTTTGAACTCTTCCAGACAACATGAGCCAATCGTTGATTTATCGTGCCCCTGCTCTAGCATGATTTCAAGTGCTTCTTTTACAACAAGAACATCATTTGCAATGTACTCCCGTTCCTTTTCAGTTATCTCACATCCTGCATATCTATAGCCAGTGTATTCCATGTCTAGCTTTTTGTGTTTTGTTGCAAAAGATTTGCCAATAACCTCAACAGAGAATGGCAAAAGCTTCAAAGAGTCACGAAACTCTAGTAACTTATTATTTGGAAGTTTCTGTGTGATAGAATACCACATACCCTTATCGGAGATACTGTAGCGCACTTCATTGGTTTGGATTTCCTTATTCTTTTTCCATGAGTAAACACCGTTATCGTTGTTTAAAGCTTGTGGATATTTCTTCTGCGCTAATAAATAGTCAAGAATGAAAGCGCCATCAAATTTTAGGTTATGGAAAAATGCTATGATATTTGTGTCTAATGCACGAAAGTATGTGAACATATCCTCAATACGATGTAGGATTGTAACGTTCTCTGTAAATAGCTCTACAATAGCAACCGCCCATACTTCTGTATGGTCTTGGTTGTCGTATACGGTAGTCTCAAAGTCACACATGAACATTCTTGTTGTGCGTTTACTATTCATAGGTGTTGTCCTCAATATCCCAAGAATACAAGTTTTCTTGTTCTTCGTTTAATCCATTTCTTTCTGATACAGTCAATTTTCTTCCTGTTAAGATTTGACCAATGGCTTCCAAAGATGCTATAACGGCAACACCCCTAGACTCACGAAAAATGGCTTCTAGGTGTATTCCTATTACACCCCAATTATTAGCTAGTCTTTCCCCCACAATAATTTCACCGTCTTTATTCAATGTCTTAAAGAACATATCTAAGATAGTTGACTGCGCTTCTTCTGCCATTTCAATTCTCTCTCTTTTTCTTCTTTTTCCATAACTTGTCTCTGTTGGAACTGGTGCTGTTATTCGTGACAAAAAATCATCAACAAAATGCTGATTTGATATATCACCTAATTGTGGCTGTTTTAAGTGAACAGGGTTTTTTAAATCGTGCATAGTTGGTTGTTTATCAGTAGACCAAAATTCTCTAGCGGATTTCTTATTTCTTTTTCTTGTTTCAGCTGCGCGTTTTGCTCTTTCAGATGCTCGGCTATGCTTCAATGCCCCAACGGTTGATATTTCCCCCGTCTCTGTTGAATACGCTCCCTGTTTTGAAAGATTCTTAATATCTGCTCTTAACTGTCTTGTTATTCTTGCTAAATCTTTTCCTTGTATACCCCATTTACGCAACTGGGATTCTGTTTGGTAAACATTCGCTCCACGTAGTTCTATATTCTGTTTTCTTAATGCTGATACTTTTCGCTGATATTGCTTATAGTATTGACTATACTTTGATTTGCTCTTTTTCAATTTTATCACACCTCTCACATTTTAGATTAAAAAAGGTAGGCACTCTGCCCACCCATTATATTTTAGGAAAGAAAATACTTTGCTTTATTTTACTGAATTTACATCAAGCCCACAGTCAACAAATGGACGTCCTGCTTTCGTTTCTCCACTACGCTTTACGATCGCATACGGTTTACCATGCATCAGCTCATGAATTGACTTCAAAGAAGCCTTAAAAGTTTCTGACTGTGTTGAATATACTTTTCCATCAACTGTAATGATAGAAAGTAGGTCTGCTTCTGTTCCGTCTTTCTTTACATCCTTATACTCAAGGTATGCATCTACTGAAATTGAAGTGCCGTCTGCTACATCTTTCATTGATGTGATGCCAGCGTCCATTGTCATAAGATACTGCTCTACCTCTGTTAACTCTCTGCTTGCGTTTGTGATTGTAATTTTACTCATTGTTATTTTCTCCTTTTTCTTTTAATTATTCTTCTACTTCGTCTGTGTCTTCTTTTTTGTCCCTTGGCGGTAATACCTCTGCCATTTCAATGAACTTCTGTTCATCCATTCCGTACAGTGTCTCGATAACTTCTGTTGAAACGATTGACACTGGTTTGAGTGTTTCTGTCTCTACTATATTAACCGCTTTCATCAGCTTCTTTTCATCTGTGTAAGTTCCTGCGATTGTAACCTCGTAGTTGCTAACTTTAGCTGTCTTTGTGTCAACACACATGACGATGACTTTAGTTGAAGAGATAGTTCTTGTTATTTTTCTTGCTCTTGCCATTTTACTTTTTTCACCTCTTTCTTTTTTGTTTTGTGCTTGCTAGACTGCGTGAAATGCATATACGACTTCATATGAAGTCGAATCAGATAAAAGGAATCGAACCTTTACACGTAACCACCGATTTTTTCGCCTGCATGGGTGTCGGAATATCTGTTATTTTTTGTGAGTGGACGGTGCTGTGGACACCGCCCTATATGGTGTGTTATGTAAGTTGAAAAAAATATTTATCTTCCTTACATTATTAAGTATATCAGATTGCGCTTGAAATGTCAAGTCTTTTTTTAAAAGTTTTTTCTAAAATAATGCAAGATAATCAAGTGAAGCTGTCTGAATGAAAATATATACCACAATGTAAATAGCTATCAAATAAGTGGCAATCGTTTTAAATTTTCTCATTTTTACATGTACCTCCAAAAATGCTATTACTAATTTACGGTATTGGAACAAAAAAGTTTACTATGGTTGCAACCCAATAAAATGTTGCAAGAAAAATAGCTGTTAATACTAAAATTGAAATAATAAACTCTATTAGACTTTTTATGATTCTTTTAATTTTTCTTCTAACCATGAATATAACTCCTTTATTAATGTTGCGCTGATTGGCACATCAATGCGCTGGTCGTTTGTTATGTATGCGATATAGTATTTTCCGTTATCGTATACTTTATCTTTTAGTTTATACAAGAACGCATAGTGTATGTTTGTTTTGTACGTTGTGTTGCACACGCTTAATGCTGTCCCGTGTTCTTCTCTCATAATGTCTTTAATATGCTCATACTCCTCAATAGTTTGAGGAGTTACGATTTCCGAGTGTTCATAAAGTGTTTCGCAAAAGTGGTCTTGAAAACGCTTGCGGGCTTGCGCATGAGTTATCCATTCTGACATAGTTTAATCACCTACTTTCTCATTATATAAATTGTTTAATGATGCTATATCACTTTTGACATAACTTTCTATAACTTTTTTGTCTTTAACTTTCATATCTTTTAGCATTAATTCAGTGTATTTTTTAAGAGATTTATGCAGTTCACAAAAAGCATTATCGAATACACTGTTTGTTCCGTAATCAACATGCATGAACAGAATGTCTTCTGCTTCTTTTAATACTCCTAGTTCTGATTGTGTTAATGGTTTCATAGCTTTCACCTCCTTTATTATGTTTCACGTGAAACATTAATATGTTAAATTATTTATAAAATCAGCTATTTCACTTATTCTGTACAGAGATTTAAAGTTTGTTGCTTCCATTAATTCATCCCATGAGTCACTAAAATTAGCGTTCTTTTTCATGGCAAATAATACTAATGTTTTTATAGAATAATTAGCCATATTCACATTAATACGCCAATTTTCATTGTTTTCATTATATAGTATTAAAGCACTATAAACATACAGTTTAATCTGTTTTATCATGTGCTCTGTTTTAATTATTTTTGTGTAATTTTCCATAATTTTAATTCTCCTTTTTATTGAATCTTATTGTTTTCCTTTACTGTAATTATATTATAGCATTGTACCTTTTAATTGTCAATAGATTTGCATAAAT